GGCGGCGGCGTGGATATGCACACAGTGAATAAGATCACTGGAAAATGGTTTGTATATGGTATTATAGTAATAATTTAAGTATTGATCATCTGTGAGGTGTATTTCGATCGGAGTTATACCTAACTCTTTACAGGCCTTGTATGCATAGTAACTTTCTTCTTCATTACCGTATCTGGTAATAATAGGAGTAATGGGTTTTTCAAATTTATAAAATGCCCTCAAAACAAATTCTGAATCATAGCCTCCACTCAGGGCCAGATATAGATTAGGATAGTCTTTTGAGATTTCATTCACTGTTAGTTCAACAGATGACCAAAAATCCATTTTTTGAAAAGGATATGGTGTTAGATATACTTCAAAATCCATATTTGGATTTAAAAGTTTTTTTGAAAGGTTGTCTCTATACCAATTATGTTTGGTTATTCTCATGAAAAGTATAATCCCCTATTATATAAGGCCTGCTGGCAATAGGTTTAATTCCTATTAATATGTTATTCTTTTTAATAAAATAATCTGGATTTTGTATCGATAGGTTTGACAGTTTTTGAAATAATTTATTTTTATTTTCATGGGTTGAATTATTAAACCAACTATCCTTTGCACTTAAAATTATGCTACCTTTTACCTTATCGTTTCCAAATCTAGCTAAATCTGCTCTAGGATAAATGCAGCCGTCTACCATTTTCTTAGATAAAAATCTAAAATATTTAAATCTGTGATGTATGACAAACGGACCAGTGGCAGCGAGATCGTCTTGGGATTTTAATCTAGTGTCATCTACACTGGTCCTCTTTATTAGATTTAACAGTAGGTGTCCTTGTTTAATTGTTATTTTAGGAAACTCTCTGCAGATATAAAAAGACTCGTCGTAGAAATTTCCAAAGTTAACTGCAAGAACTTTTCTATTAATATATTGTCTCATGTTTAAATCAACCATAGCATCATAAAAATACATTGCATATTTGTTTTCATGCAGTAATACATTAGGTTTATCAAATCCCCATATATAACACACAGTTTTGCCTTGTTCAGTTAACTTAACATGGTCTTTAATTTTTGCCTTAAACAAATGGGATCTTGTAGCATTTACCCATGATGGTGCTGTTCCTTGATTGTAGAAATGATGATTTTCAAAATGAAACTCGTCGTGGTATTGATTTATGATTAATTCGCTTATATCAACTAATCTAAATTTTGTCCCCATAGTGTGCAGATCAAGACTGTCTACAAATGGTATAGCTGCATTGAATACTTCTTGATTAAATTTATCTGTTTTATATTCGACCTTAGCATTATTAAAGGTACATATTTCGTTTAGATGTATACCATTATCCATGAATGATCTTAGAGCAGTATGGCTGTCAATACCTCCGCTGTACATTAGTACAAGATAGTCGTACTTATGTCTTAGTTGCCTTGCTCTTTCTGCATACAGTTCGTAGATGTCTTCTGCGGGCTCTACAGTCCAGTCGTTCATAGCCATAACATCGTCGTTATAGATAAACTTAACTTTATCAATATTACCTGCCGCAAATCTATAGGCCTCAAACTTGCTAAGAGTTTTAAACCCGTCGACTTCGTAGTATCCGTGTTTGGTAAATTCTATATTGTCATCAAAAAACATGCTGCTGAATTTAAAAAATAAATAGTTTATATATTATGTAGCCTAACCAGACCGGCTGTGTCAAAATAAAAGGAATATTGAAATGCCCTGTAAAATTACTATCAATACAGTAGCTCCCGCAGAATCTTCAGACAAATGGATAAACTTAACAAGGGAAGGTTTTACAACATGGTCAAACTACGTTGACTGGGTAACATCACTTCCTGGATATCTTGATATGGCAGGGCAATGGGTAACTCAAAATATAGAGCATCAAAGGACATGGATTTTTAATACTCGAGATGCTGCAGAAGCATTTTTATCGGATAGAGAAGATAACACTGATTGGCAGACTATAAAAGCATCATATTCGGCCACTAATGTAACGCAGACAATTAATTTAACAGATATTTAAAATTGACCAAGTTTGTTTCAAAATTAGATTTACCTTTTAATTTTATTGATTTAAAATTAGAGATATTAGATATAATAGAAAAGGTAGGGTTTTATAATAAACAAATTATGTGCCAGGGCCTTAGTGTAAACTCTGACGACTGGCACACGGGTGTTGGTCGTATAGACGAGTTAGAAGATTCTACAGAGAAGAATTATATACATTTAAATTCATCTTTAAAGGGAACTAACTTAGAAAAGCTCGTCAAGCATTATAGCTGTTTTAGGACTAGAATAATGCAGATGAGTCCTAGGACCTGTTATAGTGTGCATAAAGATCCTACTCCGAGGTTACATTTACCTATAATTACAAATTCTCAAAATTGGATGATATGGCCCGAGCATAATGCATGTCATAGAATGATTATAGGTGACCTATATTGGGCAAATACTACCGAGCTTCATACTTTTGTTAATGCTTCAGATGAATGGAGGATACATTTAGTAATGGGTACTACAGAATTTTATAATTAATAGTTTAAAAGGAATAAAATGTACGACACTCACGCACGAACAATCGTTAAGGCTGTAACATTTAGAATACAAACAATCATCTTACACTGGATAATTACCTACCTATTCACTTCAAGCAGTCATACTGCAACTAAAATGGTATTTATTATAACCTCGATCAATATGATTTATTATTGGTTGCAGGAAAGATTTTTTACCCGTATTGCCTACGGTTGGAAAAAAACAGATCTAAAAAGACGAAGTTTTCTAAAAGCGGTCTTATATAAACTATTCAGTCTAATCACTAGTTTTACAGTGGGCTATATTGTTTTAGGAAATATAGAACAGGCCGGTGTGCTAACAGTTATCAAACACATCACAGCCTTAGTAGATTTTTATCTATTCGAAAGAATATGGAATCGTATAAGTTGGGGAAGATCTGAACCTTCCCCTACATAGTAGGTCCGTTACCATTACGGAAACCAACTTGGCCACCTTCTGCTTCGATACGCTTGATAACGTCTTCGAATAAGATAGGTGCATAGTCTGGTGTTTGTTCTACGCAAACGCAATGGTACCGAACATCGGGCTCATCGCTGTATAACACTTCACCAGTACGAGCATCAACACCACGAGCCTTACGAACGCGGTTAGCGTGTAAGTGGCCATGGATGTTAACACCGAAACGACCTAAGCTGTCACTGTGTACAGGAATATGGCTTAAGATCATTCCATTCATCACATGGTACGCCCTTAATTCTCTAAAGTACTGACGGTACTCGTCATCCCTGAAGATGTCGTGGTTACCGCGGATTAAAACCTTGTCGCCGTTTAAACGGGCTAACGTAGGTAATGCTCTGCGGTTGATAACAACGTCACCTAAGTGGTAGACCTTGTCTGTGGGCTTTACTCTTTCGTTCCAAGCCTTGACCATGGCTTCGTCCATCTCTGCGGGATCATCCCAGGGACGTAATTTGGTCACACCATCGTTGCGGGTAAAGCGACATACTCCGGTATGACCAAAGTGCGTGTCGCTAACTAAAAATACACTAGGCATATTCGCTTCCTTTATCTTTAAACAGTTTATCGCTTCACAGGCTTGACACCATCAAAGCTCCAATCATCAAGTGCTTGGTTGTAGTGCCAGTTTTCGCCAAACTCATCATCTTCATAGTAGACATGTTCACTGTTGCCGGCACGATCTACATCGTTCTTATCGTAGCCGTAGCTATCGTAACCTTCTGGGTCGTATTGGTGGTAAGTAACTTCATTTTCACCAGTGTACTTGCGCCACCAATCCTGATCCTTCATGTATGCGGCAGTAACGGTTGGGCTATATTTGCCACGCATGTTGTTTCCCCTTACCAAAGTAGTTCAAAATTTCCTGCCAATACCTTTTTGGTACTAGCAGCCTTATCTGTCCTGTGATCCTTAACAACATCATCTTGGAATCGGTAGGTGCGGAATTTATCACCACGCATACCAGATCCGACTTGTTGCTTCCTATCACTCGCTATACTACTATTATACTGGCCTTTTACCAGATTGTCAACCGTTTCTAAGATAGTACTTTTTGCTTGGTCCAGGCTGTTCTGTCGGCTACGGCATTGTGCTGTTGCAACAATGCCTGTGGGAGTATGAGTTATCCGGCAACTGTTCTGGTGTTTGTTGCGATGTTGCCCGCCGGCGCCCGTGCCCGAATACCATTCTATTCTTAGATCAGCATCCATCACCTTTATCTTTGGTGCGCTTTGGTCTATGACTGCCACAGTCACGGTGCTTGTGTGGACCCTACCCTTACGCTCCGTTGGGGGAATACGCTGGATACGGTGGCCTCCACACTCGTTTTCTAAGCCGGATAAATCAAGACCCTCGACAAGTATATGAACTTCACCAAGATATTCATTTATCAAGCGGGTAGTTCAGCCCTTGCTATGTGCGAATTTAATGTAGGCCTGTGCCAAGTCTTTAACAAATAATTTGCTATCCTCACCGCCTTCCGCGGCTCTGATCTCCAATGTGCGTTTCATTATACTCTCTCCTTTTTAACGCGGCCTATTCGGCTCTCTTTGTTCTAATCGTATTTAACACCGTCTGGACATACTCCGTCTTTAACAGAGTCTACACCAAACATGCCAACAATTTCAAAGTCGTCACTTTTGATAGTAACAAACTTGTTCGTCAGTTTAGCATAATCCATGGCCATATCCAATGAATCAAATTCAATTTGACGGTCATCAAACATTAGTGTGTAGATCTTTATCAAATATCACCTTCTCTTTCTCTACGTTCACGACGGGCCGTAGCCAGTGTAAACACCTTTTCGTTGTCGTTAGTCCAATCTTCGAGAACCGCCACACCGTTGATAGTGTGGGGCTCGTTGTCATCATAAGTCCAACCTAATACTCGCATCATTTTGTGCTTGACTAGCAGGTTAGGACTACGAAAAGCCTCAGCATCATCAAAGCCCATCATGACACCAACTTCACAGACCGCCCCAGATCGGCACACTCCTGCGTGACAGTGGACTACGACATTACTACGATTGAGTAGGGCCTGCTTGAGTATCAACACCAAACTATTTGCCTGATAGTCGTTGATTTTAAAATCATCATCGATGGAATCATCACGTTCTGCATCTAAGAATTGGAACTGATGAACACTGCCAAATTGATGATGAGGAATAGGAAACTCCGTACATGGATCTACAATTTGGATCAAGACACTGTTGTCACTGACAGGGATGTGATGCCCTTTGCGAACATCTGCTAAAGATACATTTTGAATCCACGGCATTTTAATCTCCTGTTATAATATATTATAGCAGGTTTTACCGTAAAAGTCAATCTTATGGTTTATACTACTATAGTTTAAAAATACTATTATAATTTTCTATCATATAATCCCATGTGCATGGAATATCAACCTGCAAGAATATTCTGTCTTTATCATTAAAAGGAACACCGTGCATGATTTTTGCATTGATTACAGTGGGGCCTTTATATGTACAACTGCCAATAACCTTTCCTGTGCGGTCTATCCATTCTAACCCTGCGTTATTGTCTGTTAAGGGCAACATCAAAACACATTCTCTATAAGGGTCAATGTGGTAAGGCAATGACCCACCGGCCAGTGTTTTAACAATTTTAAATGGACTTTGTTTTAAAGGTAAGCTAATGGCAGATGAAACTTGCACCATTAGAGGTTCTGTTTGGACAGGATAGTAATCAAACCATTTGTACCTATCCATTGTATTGGTACCTTTTTTTGCAGAGTGGAAATTAGAAGCCCATTCTGTTATAGATGCCTGGTATTCAAAAAGTTCTTGTTTGTTATATTTGAACTCTAATACTTCTAAAAAAAAATTAAACATCTTTATAATAGAGGCTTTTTACAAAATCATATGTATTAGGCATGAACCCTCTTAAATGTAGTGTGTATCTAAAATCACATACATGTTCTTCCCATCTATAATGCCACGAAGGATCACTAGGAACCATAAAGGCTTTGCCTATTGGATTTAAAAAAAACTCTTCTCCTGTTTTTGTGTCCCAAGCCTGGAGAGGATTTTGTTCAAAACCTCCTATAATAGGAACAATAATATCAAAGGTTCTTACCCATCCACACTTTTTATCAAACTCTACATTTTGAAGTAATGGGTGATAATTATTTGAAAATCCTTTTTTTGTTTTTTTAATAAGCATTGCGGTCTTATTGATTAGTTTGGTTTTTTCGTTAAAATAATTTAAGATCTTAACCATTTCATCGGATTTTGTAAAATCTACATAGGCTGAGCTAGCTGTCCATAATAAATCATCATAGATATGAGGACCTATTTCTACACTTTTATCGTAGTTTCCTATATGAGGACTAAACCATTTATCGTCAGGTATAGTTCCTATAAAGTCTAACATTTTATCTACATCAAACTCTAGGTCATAAAAATAAAAAAATGGATACATATCTATTAAACTCCCTGCCAAATTTCCTTAAACCCTTCGTCTTCTGTGGGCATATCAAAATTCTCGATCATACTCTTAACAACATAATCGGGTATTTCTTTACCGGGGCGGCTCTGTAATCTACGAACAAGCTCGTCATGATCGGGCGTCTTAAATACCACAGCGATATGCTCATAATCGGGCAGCATATTAAATTTTCTGCGACGGCTAGCCACTGTGGTACTGGTCTGGTCCCAGACAATGTCTCGTCCCTGCGCCCTAGCCACTATAACATCCTGACACATTAAATTTACTGCTTCTGGCATAAATTCGTCGAATACTTCCGAATAGGTCTTACCCTGACCCAAGGCGTACTTTTCTATATAATGATCAGTACTCACATAGGCACAATATTTAGTCCAATCTTGACTACTGATCCAGGTACTTTTTCCTGAAGCAGGCACTCCGATCATTTGATAACATTTTGGCATATGGTCTTTTCTATATGGAGCGGGTGATCAGGTTCGAACTGACGACATTTACCTTGGCAAGGTAACGCTCTACCAACTGAGCTACACCCGCTTGGATGTTTGGTTGCGGGGGTGGGAATCGAACCACACCTCAATCTGGCTTATGAGACCAGCTAGTTACCCAGAACTATACCCCGCGATAAATTGGTGGAGAACATTTTTGAGGTATCCCCTGTGAAGTAGATCACTACTCACCTGTTACATTGTGTTTTAATACTATTGCTTGCCCTAAGGATTAGCTAGCTACCTTAGCGACTCATACTGGATAATGTAACCTATCCTCTGCTCTTGGTGGACCGGCGGAGGATCGAACTCCGACTAAAGGCTTGCAAAGCCCCTGTGCTCCCATTATCACTACCAGCCCAATACGTTTATTTAAGTTGATTACCTTGTAGGTCAACTTTTTGTGTTTCGTATTCTTCCTTACGCTTTTCGTACTGTTCTTCAGTTAAGGCGTGCCAACCACAACAATTACCAGTTGGACTACGACCACAACCACATGTACCTTGTTTCATTTGTTCTACCGATGGACTCATATAACACCTTTTAAAAATTGGTCGGAATGGTGGGATTCGAACTCACGACCCTCTGCTCCCAAAGCAGATGCGCTAACCAGACTGCGCTACATTCCGAATTGTTTGGTACCTGGGACTGGACTCGAACCAGTATCGCTCTCCGTGTAAAGGAGACGTATCACCTCTCTACGCACCCAGGCATAAATTTTGGAGCGGGATAGCGGAATCGAACCGCTGACTCTAACTTGGAAGGATAGGGTAATACCATTTTACGAATCCCGCACTTTATTGAAACACACTCAAAGTCGTCCTGCTTCATCGCTTGACGGTACCGGGCTAACCGTGGATATCAATGTGCTTCAATAAAGTGTCTAGCCACCCGCACCACACGGGCCCTAGACTGAGCAGTTGCTCTGTCCACGCATTTGAGTGTTCTGGTTGCCGTTGCGATCAACACCCAGGGTAGTTTTGCCTTTCCCAGTCGCGGGCGGCCGAGGTCAAGTCCCTGCGTACCTGCTGAGTCTATGGTGATCAACACACCCCCATTTACTAACGGCTATGGGATGCCGGGTTGTTAATGTTTTTATTTAACTTATTATAATATCACTTTATAAATATTCATATGAATATTGAACAAAATCCCTATGCCTGTTTTGCCAATCAAGAAATAGATTGGCTTCCGATGGATACTGAAGAATTATACAACGAAAATTTAAAAACAAAATACTATCTTTTACAAAAAAATAATTGGATAGATCAACCATTTACCTACAAGTTTAACAGTCATGGATTCCGTTCTGATGAATTCGTTGATCAGGCCTCGATTTTATTTTTAGGTTGTAGCATGACAGTAGGTATAGGAGTACCTTACGATACTACATGGGCTAAGATTGTAGCCAACACTCTAAACTTAAAATGTTATAATCTTGGTATAGGTGGATCATCAAACGATGCAGCCTTTAGATTCGCACTTACATGGCTATCAAAACTAAAGCCTAGTATCTGTGTGTTCTGTCAAACATTCAGTGATAGAATGGAAATTTATTCTGGAAAAAATATTATTTCAAATATCGCTTCAATTTTGCCTGAATTTTATCTAGGTACCTGGCAATCAGCAGAAGAAAATAAATTTTTATTGGCAGAAAAAAATAAACTGGCTATTCAAAATATCTGTAGTACAAACAATATTAAATTTGTACATGCTAATGTAAAGGAATTTGTTGCGGTAGATCTAGCTAGAGATCTTTGTCATCCCGGTATAAAATCAAATTTACAATTTAAGGATTTGATTTTATCAAGAATTAATTAAGTCAAAAATAATTTGGGCAATTTCTTTGTGACCCTGCACACTAGGGTGAGGATCGGGATTTATTCTTGAATATTCCCAACGATTATAATTTTCTAACCAATTAAATTTTTTAAAATATTCTTTGTATATATTAGGAATGTACGGGTCGTTCTTGTAGTCAGGGCCGTTTGCCCAAAAATAATACCTTATGCCAAATCTATTAAACAAAGAATGTAAAGATTCGCAACAAGATAACCAGTTGTACATACCTTCCTGGTCTGTATATAGGCTGAGGCGTGTATCATTATAGTTGGTTAGAAAACCTCCCAATGGTCTTTGTATATGACTACCTACGATATCTGCCTTACATTTGATCCAACCATCATGGTCATTTTCGAATCTAGGTAGATACAACTCATAACGAGATAGCTCTGTCCATTGTATAACTGCTACAGTATTTTTTAAGGTTTCTGTATTTTGATTTAATATCCAATCGTAGGTTGTTCTTACAACCCTAGCATTGCTACCGCATCCATCTGAAAGATTCACTACATTATCTGCTGACATTAGTTGTCCCAGAAAATGAGGCCATACACTAGATAACCTGATATCATTTTGATCTGGCCTATCGAGGTCTAATCCTCCACCATAGGTCCAACTGCATCCGTTAGTAAATAAAATCATATATTATATTTTGGTGCCCCCTGTCCGACTCGAACAGACCACCTACGGTTTACAAAACCGTTGCTCTACCGGATGAGCTAAGAGGGCATTATCTTTTACTTATCCACCTTGATCACTGTCTCGGGGCATTTTCGCTTTGTTCATTTTTTCCAACTCTGCCCAGGCTTCATCTTCAGCTCGAGCATCATCTAGCTCTCTAGGATCGGCCTTGCGGAAGATAGCATCATAGTTGGCAGCATATTGGTCTTGACTGACACTGAATGGGCGGGGGCGACTGCCTTTGCTCATTGACGATCCTTTCGAGCACCTCTCAGTTGGTCCTCTAGGATTCGAACATAGCCACGAATAAATTCACCACGATGGTGTGCGTTTAGGTGATTGGCTGCCAGGCGCTTAACACTTTTAGGAACCTTGACAGCTTTTGGATCATATCCTTTACAGGTCATCTAATTCTCCTTAATAGATCTTGGCCAACGTGGCCTTCTTCGATTTCTTTTAGGGCAGTGATGATTAGTCCATCATTGCCTGTGGTCAACTTACGATGTCCTCGTTTTAGTTCACGAGCTCTTTGACTGGCGACCAACACAAGGTTAAATCTATTACCAATGTTTTCAACACAGAGATCTGTATCTACTGTGTGCCTACCTTTGTTATGATCAATTTTCATACTACTTCTTTATGTGGTGCCCCCCAAGAGACTCGAACTCTCACACCTTTCGATACCAGAACCTAAATCTGGCGCGTCTACCAATTTCGCCAAAGGGGCATTAAAACTATTTATAACTTGGAGGTCGGGGTAGGATTTTAACCTACGAATCAACCGGGTTGCAACCGGAGCCATTAAACACTCTGGTACCCGACCATAAACTATTATGAAACACACTAACCCGCTTGGCTACCTTAACTGAATAAGACCGCGCTAAAAGTGTGTCTAATTATTGTAATAAACTTTTTCTAGTTTGTCAATAACTTTTTTAAAATATTTTTGGTGTAGTAATAGGGATTTGAACCCTAAATAGTTTCTGTCATTTTACAATGGGTGATATCACTTCCCACCGCTGTATGCCCCTCAGATAATTACTTCCTACTCACATACAGGCACAGCTATTGTTACCATACTTACCACAAATTTAACATATCTGGTGCGACTGGTGGGACTCGAACCCACAAGGCCCTTTCGGAACCGTCAGATTTTAAGTCTGATGCCTAGACCAATTCGGCTACAGTCGCAATTAATCTTTTCATTCTTTCGTAGTTTCCACCTTTCGGTGCAAGACCTACTTCAATTAACGCTTGTCTTATTGTACTGCATTTTTTATATGCTGTCAATAGTTCTTCGTCGGAAACTTTTTGTTGCCCTGTATTTTTATTCCTACCTTTATATGTGTCAGTTTGACTATGGCAATTAGGACATAAAAATCTTAAATTACTTAATCTATTATCTCGGTTGTTACCGTTGATATGATCAAGGTCTAAAACTATCGTTTCTCCTTGCCAACTATCAATACCGCATTTAACACATCGGTATTCTAACAAATTTTTTTTAACAATTCTTTGTTTAACTAATTCGTTAGAGTAATGACTATCCTCTGTAAAGATATCTTCATCAGGTGTAAGAGTTTTACCCTTAGCCCAGTTCATTTTATCTTTAGTTTCTTGAGGAAGATTATCGTAAATTTGTTTTCTGTCTTTCTTGTGCATAATTATTATTTATGCATAGACGCAGATTTTAACTTAAAATCGCCATAATTGTATTGTCTTGTTATGGATAACAATAACCCTATTATCGTTTGCTTTTATCGTGTCAACTTATATAGAGACAGTGGCCACTGTTTCCTCTACTTTCGTTACGCAGATACAGGCATGACCCATATCCACTGACATCAACTGCGTACCAGGTGTTTCGAACCAGAGCTGGCATAGACAGTGCATTATCCAGGTGAACACTGGATTTTTCCAAAACAATACAATTATGGCGACCCTACGGGGATTCGAACCCCGGTACTCACCGTGAAAGGGTGATGTCCTAGGCCTCTAGACGATAGGGTCAATTGTGCCTACTAATTTTTAAAGAACAGTGTTAATTGCTTAACAAGTAGTTATTATACAGGTTTTTTCTCTCAGTGTCAAGGGCCTTGTTAAATATTTTCATGGATATTGACCTAAGTAAAAAGTATGGCCTTTTACTCAGCGGCGGACTTGACAGTGCTGTTTTACTCTATTTAATCATCAAACAGGCACCCGCTATAGATCTACAGCCCTACACCATACCTAAACATGACGGTTCGGCCCTGTATGCAGATCCTATAATCACACACATGAATCATAAATTTAATCTAAGCATACCTCAAACGATTCTGGTAGGAGATCCAGATGTGCATCATGCACAGCAGAGCTCAATAGCCTTACGAGAAATATTCCAAAAATACAATCCAGATTTTGTATTCATGGGCACTAATACCAATCCCGCGGAACTAGACAACATTGAAGGTGCTCCTAAAAGGATTCTCAACACCAACAATCCTAGATTGTTAACACCCTTTGCCTATATGACCAAGGATCAAATACTCAAAATTATCTACGATGAAGATCAGGAAGACCTTGCCGACATCACACATAGTTGTACAGAACAGCGGTTGGGTCGTTGCAATCGTTGTTGGCAATGCGGAGAACGAGCCTGGGCCTTTAGGCAACTAGGAAAAATTGACACAGGAACCTTATGAAAGTACCACCAGGCATCAGCGGACGATCAGCAGAGTATTCTGCACAGGTTGATCAAGAAACACTGTCTAACGAATTGGCCCTACTAAATCTAGGACCGTTTGAACCACTTAAAATCTGGATCGACCTAGGTCAGTACATGCAGGAGATCAGTCAATTTGATCAAGACTGGGTTGACTACCTGCCTAGAACTGACCGTCCTAACAATCGCAAGGCACTGACATTGACCAACCTACCGGGTCGTACTCATCGAGATGTGCCCAGTCTGGCACAGGCTAGCTACGCCGCTGGTCGTAGATTAAGCGAACTAGAGTTCAACGCACCAACAGATGTTTATCGTGCCTGTACAAGCCTTCAGCCTTTTCTTAACATGTTTGAACCTTTGGGCCGTACCTTTGTAGTCAGGTCGGATACCGGCGGATACTTTGTGCCTCATCGTGATCATCCTTCAATGCCTCGTGATGTTTTTAGACTGATTGTATTCTTAAACAATGTGGGGCCGGATCAATATGATTGGATAATGGACAATCGCAAGATGTATATACAACCCGGACAGGTCTACTATGTTAACACACGCATGACACATCGTACTATTAGTTGGGTTGACAACAGTCAACACCTAATCTTAAATGTGCCCTTTACCACCGCCAACGTGGCCAAGGTGATAGCCAATCTGGCCTATAGTCATTAAGTTTTGCGACTAGATAGAACTGGTTCTATTTCATTCCAATGTTCCATAGTTAGACTGCGCAAACTGATAACAGCTCTCCATTCGTCTGACGGATTATATGCACCGTGCCATGTATATCCTGGGTTAAAAACAACAGGGCCTTGAGTCATTGGCCAGGTTTCTATTACATCAGCATCTTTAAAACTCAGTAAAGGAATAGAATGAGTGGCTCCGGGAACTGGACTTCCAATTATAGATGCTGTAGTATTGTCTTTTTGTTTATATGCCTCTAAAATAACATCGTTATGATCTTCTAATGTGTTGCATAACGACCACAGAGCAGGACCATACTTTTCAGAAAAATCCATGTGTGGAGGAATCCTGTGTTTTGGTCTAACCCATACCACGAGACATAACACATCTTTGCCGGCACAGATATCAGTCAGTCCATATTCTTCTATCCATGGATCTGGAGATACCGGAGTTGAAACATAGGAAGAATTTGTTTTAAATTCTTTAATAATTCTTGTATAAGGAATGTCTACTTTGTTGAAGTACATGTTTTTAATTTAGTAAAGATACTGATACCCAACTTGCTCTTTATGCCCTGCTGTCTAAAATCGCTAGCACAATGTAGTCGTACACTATCGAATATGAGAGCATGGCCGGGCACCCAATCTAGTGTGCCCCACAGTGAAAGTCCGTCAAGCCATTGTGGTCGCAGGTGTGTAAAATATCTTATTCGATCTGCCTCGGGAAATGTTCCACTGACAGTGTTTTCAACATCCTCATAACTATAGATCTGCTGATTATAGTAAGTGGGAATGTCTCTGTCGCCGTTGAAAAATTTACTGGGTCCTTGATAGTAGCATTGATCAAAGAAGCAGAGTTTGGGTGATTCTGTATAGTTGCCTTCTAATGCTAATGGTATGGTTATGCCCTTGTAGACATCGTTAAGATCATAGGTATCATCGTTATGAATAATATGCGGATAGTTTGTCCAAAAGAAAAATCCTGCATTTAGTTCAAACGGACCGATATGATCTTTCAGTTGATCGAATATGTATTTGACCACAGGATCATCTAGAAAATTAACTATGTCTAGAGTAATGGGGCCTGTGTTTTTATAAACTTTGTTATGTTCAACGGGTTGTAGGTTAAATAATTTAACCAAGTGGCTAATGTGCTGTTTACTGATAAAATTAGATATAGAATAAGGATCGGCGATCCTTGATTTTATTATTTTAATTTCTTCCAGTGTTCTCATGAAAATATTTATAAAATGGTATCTACAGTAAAAGAATTAATTAATACCAACAACGGGTGTTCTCTACCGTGGCTTCACACTGAAATTAATCTCCAGGGAGGTAGCGTGTGGCCTTGTTGCAAATATAAGACTTCATTGGGCAATCCTGTTGATTTTAAAAAAATATGGTACGGTCAGGATTTTCAAAAATTGAGAGAACACATTATAAACAATATTTCTCATGATAGTTGTAGTAAGTGCAATGTCAATGAAAATGAATTTTCTTATAAAAAATTTAAAAATATAGATTATCAGTTAAGATATAACATAAAATTAAACCCTGTAGAACTGCCTAGAGTATTTCATTTTTCTCTTAAAAATGTTTGCAATCTTGCCTGTAGGATGTGTAATTCAAATAGCAGTTCTAAATTTTATGATACTGTAAGTAAATCTGAATTTTTTAAAAGAACGTTTGATATAAGGCCTGTTGACAATCGATTTGATGTAAAACAGTTATCGGGGATATTTTCTAATGCTAGTCAAATTTTATTTTCAGGCGGTGAGCCTATGTTAGATGACGATGTCTTAGAAATAGTTAAAATGGCTAGTAGCGAATCAAATCAACTCAGACAGGTATTTTTTTCTACAAATATGACTGTTTATAATTCTAAATTAATTGATGAATTAAAAAAATTAAAACTAATAGTAATGTTTAGCGTAAGTATAGATGGTCCTAAGTTTGTTCAAGAATATATAAGACACGGCAGTTCTTTAGATAAAATTATAGAAAACATTATTAGGCTAAAAGAAATAAATCCAAGGTTCTGTGTAAATTCAACAATTAGTTGTTTAAATGCGGGTTATATGCCCGAGCTCATAGATACTCTTCATTATATTCAAGATGTAGCAGGAATTAGGTTTAAAACGATCATGACAAGTCCTGTATTAGAAAAACAACTTCACGCAGGCTCGTTACCTGATGAAGTGAAAGAACTTTATAAAACTAAATTAAAAGACTACAAATATAAACACCCAATGATACAGGGCGAAGAAACCTTAATTAATACCGCTTTAGGACTGATGTCTAGTGAAACCTATAGTTGGGAAGAAACGGAATTATTTCTAAAAGAATTTGATAAACTGACTAAAACTGATTATCGATCAGTCTATCCCGAGCTTGGTGCTCTCAAGAGGTAACGCTCCTCTGTTTCGGCATTACCAATGCCGTGTAATACTTTTATACTATAAGAGCAAAAAGTGTAGCGTATTCTGTGCATTGTACATTATAAGCTACACTCTTGATTGGCTCCCCGGGGTGGGAAAAATATTTGGCTGGCAAACCTGGGCTCGAACCAGGGACCGATCGGTTAACAGCCGATTGCTCTACCAACTGAGCTATATGCCAATATTCTTTTCTGCTAACAGTCTCTTGTACCTAATATTTTTTGACCTATGTGTCGGAGTTTGACTATGACAGTTAGGACATAAAATTCTTAAGTTCTCAATCTTGTTATTCTTATTATTACCGTCAATGTGATCAAGTTCTAAAGATAACGGCTTTCCATTATATTCATTACCTATACCACATTCTTCGCAAGTATAATCTCTCTCGACTAGCAATCTTTTTCTTAAAGAATCGTGTGCCATGTTTTCATATGGTCTACTCCAAGATTGTTGTAATCGAGTTTCTGTTCCTTTTTTATCAGCTAACTCTCGATCATACTTTGCCATTTTTTGTTTGTTATGTTCTTTTCTTCCGGTTTCATCAAACTGAGACCAAAAATTCAAACTCTTGTTTCGTTTCTTTTCAATAGCAGTATCACTAAAAACTCTACTATTAGCACAGCTCCTACAACAATACATTCCATTTTTTTCGTGTTGCGTATTACACTTTGGGCATACTTTCATATCGAACCTCCGATGTATTTATTTATACATTTAGGTGGTTCAAAATAAAAATCTACCAACTGAGCTACCAGGGAATAGATTTTGGCGGAGAGTGAGGGATTCGAACCCTCGATACAGGTTTTGGCCCGTATGTCTTCTTAGCAGGAAGGTGGTTTCAGCCGCTCACCCAACTCTCCATAACTTTACTTATATTTTAAATCTGGTACGACCGGTAGGTTTCGAACCTACAAAAGCACGGTGACTAAGTCGGGTGCCCTATCCCCAGCTTTCCAATTAAGGGTAAAGCGGGAGGTCTGCCAATTCCACTCACGGTCGCAATATATTATAACAATATTTACGACCTTTGTCAACTATCTTGGTCCGGTCTAAAATTACGACACTCGTCTAATGATTTTATAATAATAAGATTTGTCAATTGAGCAGTCAGACAATCTATTTTTTCTTGTTGTGCCTTAATAGCATACGGATTCTT